CGCCGCTATTGGCACAGCCCCTCTTTCTTCGAGTGTTTCCTGAACCAACCAATATATGCCCTCATACATTTCTGATAGTTTCTTGACGTTAATCAGATACATTACAGTCGTATGGTCACGGTCAATGTATCGGCCTATCTCTGGGAAACTACAGTTTGTGTAGTCAGCCGCAAGTTTGCAAAACATAGCGCGAGACTCAACAGCAAATGAGTTTCTCCGCCTGTTTCGTAATAGGCGATGAGTCACACCATAGGTTTCATACATTACTTTATTTATTGACCGAAGCGTTACCACCTCTTCAGTCATCGAGTGAGAAGATGATTGGTTCATCTCTCTTTTGCACTTTTCGCACATCATTTATACAACGCCTCCCTTCGGTGTTACATAAGATTTGGTTCAAGCCGTTGACTATCCAGCCACCAGCCAATACTGGGTAGACAAAACCGCAATGTTCGCACCTCACCGTTCTGTCTTTCTGTTTTACTTTCTTCTTCTTGTCGTACCACATCAATCTCTCTTCATTGATTGCTTAGTCTTTTCAATGAGTTCCATAGCCATATTCAACTGGTTAATGAAGTTCATGTGATAGAAGTATTGCTTGCCATCTATGGTGATGAGAAGCCCATCATCATAGACAGCAATAAGTATTTGAGGTTGATACTCCATTAAAAAGGAATGTCATCATCAAGGCTGATGCCGCTCTTTACAGCCGCAGTCTCAGCAACCTTCTTGAGACCGCCCTGTTGCAGGTCTGATGCGAGGTCATCCGTGCCGTGAATCTTCTCAGGCAGCGTGATTGAGATGCCGATAGAGCCGCCGTCATCCTCGAAGACACTTACACGATATTGTGTATCTCCCCGTAGGATAATATCAGCAGGTGAGCCATCTTTGTAAGGGGTGAATTTGCTATTTCCCCACTTGGCAGCCCCTTGGTCATTCAAGAAGCATTTGATGTTCATGATTTTGTTGTATCGAGTAGCCATTATATTCTCCTGTTAAAGTTGGGCTATACGCTTTTGGAATAGGTCAAGCAGGTGTTGCGCCCTCTCTTCAGAACGCTCACGCACCTCTTTGATTTTTGGTTTCATCTCTAGGAAGTATTGCTCCACAAACTTCTTGGTTCGCATGCCTTGAAGTTGGTCAGCGATGTACATGTAGAGTTGCCTGTCGGATTCTTCATCTCCCTTTTCGACAGCAGGTTCAGACGGGGGAGCGCTTACTGAAGCAGAGGGAGGAGGGCTGCCCTGTGCGCTACTATTCCCCGCCTGACTTGTTAGGTTCTGTTCCTTCCGCCCAACCGCATCCATTTCATTTGCGCTGGCGTATTCTCCGCCGCTCAAACCAATGCTTGCAAGTGCGCGTCCGACTGCTGAAGTCTCACAGTTTTCCAAGGCTGACGTTTTATTAACGTGTCCTTCGCCCCTGATTTCCTCAGCCATCCCAGAACCGATAACCATACCGTTCTCATTCGTAATAATAGCCTTAACCACGACTCGGTGTCCATCGTCAACTAGCACCGTTGTGTCCGTGCCAAACTCTAGGCCAAAGACTTGGCGGAAGGCTTCCATACGATGCACCACTTGTGTGTACATCTTACCGCCACGCTGCTTGACTCCGTGTTCCTTGTTGTACTCTTGGACAAGAGCCATTGCGTCAAAGATTTTACTGCTCATAGTGGTTATCCTCTACCTGTTCCATAAAGTTGTTCATCATGCGGATGGCGAAGAACAAAGTCTCCGATAGTTCGTCCACCCGCTTCTCTAGCCGTTTGATTTTCTCTTGCTGAAAGTCAATGGCTTGTGCGTGTTCTTGTTCAGTCTCAGTCATTTTTTCTTCCTCCCAAATAAACCAAAGGCTTTGCCTTTGCGGTGTTGTAAGTAACTGCGGTTTGATTGCTTCTTCTTAGCAACCTTCGGCAGCGGTGGACATTCCAATATCTTTTGGATGCCCTCGATGGCCTCCCGTGTTCGATTGTTCATTCAACCCTCCACATTTCCTTCGCCATATACAGCACGTCAGGGCCGTGCCGTGTAGCAATCTGCGACATGTCTGGCGCAACCATACTAAACAGTCGTTTCCAACTGCCCCCTGAAGCCTTCATTAAGTTCTGTACTGTCAGCCAACGGCGTACAACATTCTCATAAGCCAATTCCAATGCGGGTTCTGTTAGAGCCTCGCAGTTTTCAGCCGTGGCAATGTGATAGCCCTTCGCGGTGACAAATAAAAGCCCAGGCTTTAGCCCTGTGCCTTTCCAGTAGACCGCCTGTTGCATCACTTGGTTCTCGTTAGGCTTTTCAGATGGCTTTGGTACGCTCCACGAGCGTGTGCCGTCCTTCTTTGGCGGGTTGCGGCGAGGCAAGGAACACTTTAGGTCTAGTTCCTTCGTCTCGCTGGCGTAGTCCAGAAACATTGTGATTGGCACATCAATGCGTGGGTCTTGGAAGTATCGCTGGTATTCGCCTTCGATTTCTTCGCCGTCAAAAAACTCTTTGATGCCTTCAACCGCAAATCTAGCCATATCACCGAGATGTTCAATAAATTCTTCCTTGGCCTCTGCATCATTGCCACCATCCCAATCAAGCGGGGTAAATGCAGCGTATTCGAGGCAGCCTTTGCGGATAGATTCATCGAGGTCAATGCCATCTTTCTGCCCCATAATAGGGCTGTAGTCATCGAGGCCGAGGTAACGGTCACAGATGTCTTGCACGATTTGCCCTGCCCGTGGACGGGAAGACATCGGGAAGTTCATCTGATGCTCTTTGCGTAGATACATCTTCAGCACATGTTCATCGACAGGCTGCGTCCCGCCTGATGCGGAGACATGATACCTGCCGAACTCTTGTGAGTAATCTGGGATTGTATATTCCATTTTAATAACCTGACTCTTGGTACTTAGCAAAAGCAATGCTTTCTAAGTAATCCTTATCAGCCCGTGGCATCCCAATCGCTATTAACGTATGGTTGGCCGAGACAGCCAAATTACTAAGATGGTAGCAATAGCCGCTTCGGTACAACTCTGCAAAGGGTTTAGCCTCCGCTATTAATTCTTGGATGCCTTCTTTATCTGAGGCATCAATAAAGTAATTGGCGCGGTTCTCTTTGAGAATCTTCGGCGCTTTGTAGCCACGGCTAACGTGGTCATCATAGTAGGGTTTAGGGATTTTAATTACGTCAGATGGCTTTACGAGTTTCTGTTTCATAACTTTCTCCTCCTCAAGAAAGTGTGGGGATAGGACTCATGTTGCCAAACACTGGAGTTAAAAAAGTACGGCTGACCTATCCCCTGCCGTTCTTCTGTCTTAGCAATGTTTTGACGCACCGTCAACCCTGTGATAAAAGAAAATATGTATTTGAAAGATTATCTAAAACAGGCAGGGATTTCTCAGCGTTCTTTCGCAGCCAAGTGCGGTTTGTCGGCATCGGCAATCACACGGCTGTTGAAAGGTGAGCGATTCCCCGCGCCGAATACGTTATACAGAATCTACTTGGAGACTGATGGGCAGGTAGGGGCTGAAGATTTTTTCCGTCAGAAGATAGGAGCAATCAATGGCGAATAACGTAATGACTTGTCCTGAGTGCGCTGGCACGGGGCGATTGGAGTACACAGTGGCTAAGCCTGACCCGATGGCATGGCGCGGCGGTGAATTGGGGAGTGAGTGGGATGACTGCGACATTTGCGGTGGCAGCGGAGAGATTGAGATTGACGAAAACGAACTCGAAATTGATGTCATCTTCGAAAACAATTAGGTATGCCCTTGCTCACCAGCCAGTACCGAAGGGATGGGTTTCTCATCCGCTATCGGGCTGGCACGGTGCAATGGGCAGGGTGTTATGGGTGAAGAATGACTAATGGACGCAACAAGGGGGCATCGTTTGAGCGTCAATGCGCCGCTATGATAAAAGAAAACCTTGGCATCGAGGTAAAGCGTGACCTCGAACAATATAGGCAGGGTGATAGGGGTGACTTGATTGGCATTGACGGTGCAGTCATCGAGTGCAAGCGGTATAAGATGGCTAATGGCGGTCACTATCATGAAGACTGGTGGCTACAAGTCGAGAAGGCTGCGGGTGAATCAGCCGAGCCGTTTCTCATTTATAAGTACGACAGGGCTGAACCGAAGGTTGTCGTGCGCCTCTCTTTCATCAACTCGGACTACGCTGGCAAGAGCGAAACAGCAACACTGGGAATGGATTGCTGGTACATGCTGATGCGGGAATTCCTTGCTGAGAAAGCGTTACAGAGGGGCGTTTGACAAACGTAAAAAAATATGATATTTCCTGCGGAGAAAACACGCATTGCTTAGCAGTATTACATAGCAGTACTACTTTGTATTGCCGCTTTTCACTGCGGTATTACATTGCTGAACAGATAACTTTCTCTTTCTAAAAAAATAAAAAGCAGGGCTAAGTGCATAGCCCTGCTGTATTACATAGTAGTACTGCTGTACGGCATTACTACAAAGCATTACCGCAATTCAAGTTTGTTTGATTTGCTCATGTTTTCCTCTGCGGTTATGACCTGTAAATTCCACGGCACATGCAATCCGCATACATTAGGATGAATTAACGGCACGATGTGGTCTACATGATAATCCTGTCCTGTCTTATTTCTTAGCCTGTCGCGCTTTTCATAAACCGCTTTGATTGCTTTATGGTCAGCCCATTTAGGCGTTGCTTTAATCTTGATTGACCTTCTATTTGCTTGATGTGCAGCGTTTATATAGGGTTTTTCTTGCATGTAGCGCTT